AAGAAAAAATCATGACTGTTCGGGAATGGCCTCTTCAAGAGGAAGACATAAATGAAGACGTTTGCAAGAAGTGCGCTATATGTTGCGAGATAGAACTCAAGCCTAACTGGAAAAACCCTAGACAATTTGAATGGCTTGGCGCTATTGTTGATGGGCATGACAATATAACAAATACTAGAAAAGGAATACGAATTCGCTGCTCTCACCTAAGACAGACAAAATATGCAACTGGGCCGTACTGGGAATGCGGCATCTATGAAGATAGACCCCGGTTATGCAGGGATTTTAATTGCGTAAGTTGGGCTAAATACAGCGATGACCTTGCTCAATACAACAGAGTGTTAAAAAGGATGGGGATTATAGACCATGATTTCTCTACAGAACTACGAGGGCCAGACATATGAGTCATTGGTACGATAGAGAAGGTAACCCGCGCTATGAGGTTCAAGGTAAGAAGGGGCTAAAACCCACTACTCTGCGTGAGGCTAGGAAGGAGGGGTGGGTTCCGTCTGTCTCGACAGTCTGGGGCGATGTTGTTGCCAAGCCTATGCTCAACAAGTGGATGCAGAACGAACTGATGAGCGCCCTCTATACGGAGTTTCATTCCGCTGAAAACATGAGCGGAGAGCACACCTACTCTATGTATGAGGAACTAGCTAGAACACGGTTCAGCAAGAAACAGCAACAGGTGATGAATCGAGGGACAGTTATCCATGATCACCTTGAACTCTACTTCAAAGGAATTAAAGTTTCCCCAGAGTATGAGGAGATATGTCACAACGTACACCAGAAATTGAACGAAGCGTGTGACAGTGGGGGCTGGGTAGCGGAACATGCTTTTGCTCACCACTCAGGCTTTGGCGGGAAAATTGATTTACACAACGACGAGTGGGTGGTAGACTTCAAGACTAAGGAATTCCCAAACAACCCCAACGTGAAGAAAATGGTTTACGATGATTACGGAGCGCAACTAGCGGCTTATAATTTCGGCATGGGGGGCACACGCAGGATAATGAACTTATTCATAGACGTTGGTGAAGGCCATCGTGTACTTGAATGGGAGCATGAGGATACTCAGCGCTATGAGGGTATGTTCAACCACGCTCTCTCGTTGTGGAAACTTGTTAAAAAATATGACCCTTCATGGGTTGATAGCAGGGTAATGTGATATGAATGTAAATAAAGTAATTTTGGTTGGTCGTGCAGGGAAAGACCCGGAAGCACGAGAAACGGGCAAGGGGGAGTCGGTTGCAAACATCTCTCTCGCTACCAATAGCGGATACGGTGACAATGAAAAGACGGACTGGCATCGTGTGACGTTCTTTGGTAAACTTGCTAGCACTGTAATTGAGTATGTGAAAAAAGGTCAGGAGCTTTATGTTGAAGGGAGGATATCCTACAGCAAGTACACTGGCAAAGATGGTATTGAGAAGTACAGTACCAGTATCATAGCTTACTCGATGCAGATGGGTAAGAAGGAGTCAGGTTCATCAGGTTCATCAGGTTCTTCAGTAACCGTGGATGATGACCCACTTCCATTCTAGAGAGGGCGGGGGTGGAAACACCCCCAGTCTCTACTGGCAAGACGACATAGACCAGACCTTCCGGGTCTATCACTTGGCTAGAGAGGTGTACCCAAAGAGGTGGGGCGTAAACTCAAAAGGTGAATTGTGGAACACATGGTTTCTCAAACACGCTGGGATGTCTCTTGATAACTTTGTAAAATGGGCGAACGAACACAAACTGAAAGACAAATGGAGTCAAAGCGTAAAAAAGTCAAGCTACAAAGCAAAACTACGAATGGAGAATAAACATGAAGACTAGAGAGAAGAACAAGGCTGAGAAGTTAGACGATAGCAATAGATTGTTACAGGCTGAGAAAGCATTTCAGTCCAGCGCTATTGAGTTTACCAATGAGTTTATAGATTCTGAAGGTAACGTGCTGTATGCTACATGGCAATCGGCTGTTGATAAGAAGTGGGAAATAGAACGTATTAAAGAGATTGCCGCCATGGCTAAGGTTGGAGATGAATGGGATTACAGTAATGGAATTACAGGAGCGTACCGATACCGTAATGCCTGAAGTGGTATATTCACTGCCAATGGAAAGAAATTAAATGATAACCGAATATCAAGGGATAATTCACAAGAGTAGGTACGCACGTTACCTAGACTCTGAGGAGCGCAGAGAGTCATGGGAAGAGACGGTTAACCGCTATACCAATTATATGGAATGGGTGTTAGCTGGATTCCAAGTAAGCACTTTCCCTAAAGAGGTTAAGCAAGCGATCCTTGATATGGAGGTGATGCCCTCCATGAGAGCCTTCATGACCGCTGACCCAGACCCCGGTACTGGCGCTCTTACTAGAGACAACATGGCGGGATACAATTGCGCCTACCTCGCGGTAGATCATATCAGAGCCTTTGATGAATCCCTTTACGTTCTTCTCTGCGGAACTGGCGTAGGCTTTAGTGTGGAGAGGCAATTTATTAACCGTCTCCCATATGTAGCTGATGAGTTTCACGAATCAGACACTACTATAGTTGTTTCTGACAGCAAGATAGGATGGGCAAAGGCTTTGAGAGAATTGGTGAGTTTGCTCTATCAGGGGATGATACCCAAGGTAGACTACAGCAGGATTCGCAAGGCTGGCGCTCGCCTCAAAATTTTCGGGGGTCGAGCCTCTGGGCCTGACCCTCTGGAAAGATTGTTCGGTCACTACATCCATACGTTCCGTAAAGCTAAAAACAGACGACTCAATAGCCTAGAGTGTCATGACCTCATGTGCTGGAACGGGGAGAGTGTGGTAGTGGGGGGAGTTAGGAGAGCAGCAGAGATAAGCCTGAGCAACCTGACTGACGAAAGGATGAGACTCGCAAAGACAAGTCAGTGGTGGATAGAGAATCCGCAACGAGCGCTGGCTAACAACAGTGTGTGCTATACAGAGAAGCCTGATATGGGCATCTTCATGCGTGAGTGGATTTCCCTTTATGAATCGCATAGCGGAGAGAGGGGCATCTTTAACAGAGAGGCTGTTAAGAAGTTAATGCCAGAGAGGAGAGACAAAGATCATGAGTTTGGCTGTAATCCATGTTCAGAAATTTGTCTTAGAAGTGCGGAAACGTGCAACCTCTCAGAGGTAGTGTTGCGCCCTAGTGATACTATTGATGATGTCTCCCGCAAGATAGGGTTAGCTACCATCCTTGGTACTATCCAGTCTGCTCTCACCGACTTCAGATACGTCAGGCCGATCTGGAAAAAGAACGCGGAGGAAGAGAGGTTACTAGGTGTCAGTTTTACTGGAGTGTTTGATTGCCCTGCAGTCTTGAACGCTACACCCGATCAACTTGAGGCGTGGAAAGAGTCTGCTGTTTTTATGAACAATGTATGGGCCAAGAAACTGGGCATCAATCCATCCGCCGCCATCACTTGTATCAAGCCGTCAGGCACGGTGTCTCAACTCACAGGAGTTGCAGGGTCAGGCTTGCACCCCGCTTACGCAAAGTATTACATACGGCGCATCAGGCAGGACAAGAAAGACCCCCTGAATCAGGCTCTAATGGACGCAGGGATTGAATACGAGGATGACCCATACAACAGTGAGGCTATCGTGTTTTCCTTCCCTATGAAGGCTCCTGCTAAGTCCCGCACGAGGCATGAGTTTACAGCCATACAGCATCTTGAAATATGGAAGAGGTTTGCCCTGCACTGGTGTGAGCATAAGCCCAGCGTTACCATCTATGTAGGTGAGGACGAGTGGCTAGAGGTCGGCGCTTGGTGCTACAAGAACTTTGATATAGTCAGCGGCGTAAGTTTTCTCCCAAGAGCAGATGACAGCCACAGTTACGAGGTTGCTCCCTACGAGGAGATAACCAAGGAAGAGTACTCCATGTTCCCTAAGACAAAACCCATCAAGTGGGGGTCGGTGGCGGAATATGATGACAACACAACTGGCAGCCAAGAACTCGCTTGCACAGGAAACAAGTGTGAGATATTGTGACGGACGGTACTCATAAAAAATTCTTGGAGCATCTTGATGCAAGTGCAGGTGCTGTCTGGAAAACGGCAATGGTTGCTGTGTCACAAGGATCACCAGTTATTATCAATCCGACTACCCGGGCTGAGACTAGGGGTGACTGGAAAAAACATGCCGATGATGGAGACTTATTTATATTAAAGAGAGTTGAAGTCAAACATCTTAGTGCAGAATTTACAAGTAGGGATGACTGGCCTTTCGGAAATAAATTTATTGTGTGCGCTAAAGATAGCTATGATAATGCTTTGACTAAACCAACAATGTACTGCTACTGGAGTAAAGATAAAACGCATTATGCAGTTGTTTCTTGTCGTTACGATAAGCAATGGACAGTAGATACTAGGCTTGATTCGCGTTATGAACACGACTGTGAGTTTTATTTTTGCCCAATAGAATTAGTCACATTCCATAAAGAGTTGGCACTATGAATTTAATGATCATTCCTGATGCTCATGTGCATCCCGATTACAATAACGAAAGGTTCAGAGCGGTAGGTCGGTTACTCATGGAAGAGCAGCCTGAGTGCGTTGTTTGCTTAGGTGATCTGGCTGACCTACCGTCTCTATCCTCTTATGATCGAGGTACAAAAGGGTTCGAGGGTAGAAGGTACAAAAAGGACGTTCAATCGGTTATCGAGGCCCAAGAACTATTGTTCGAGGAGATGAACCGATTCAACGCCAGAAAAAGAAGGAACGGCAAGAAGCAATATAGGCCGCGCTTAGTGATGTGCTTAGGCAACCATGAGGATAGGATCACTAGAGCCATCAATTCACAAGCTGAGTTGGATGGGACAATAGGCGTCCAAGACCTGCAGTACGAAGGGTTCGGGTGGGAAGTCATCCCCTTCAAGAAATGCGTTACAATAGAGGGTATTGCATTCTCGCATTATTTCACTACTGGCGTCTCTGGAAGACCAATCTCTAGTACCCATATCGGGCATACACTCGTCTCTAAACTTCATTGCTCTGCCGTCCAAGGTCATTCACATTTATATAATCATGCAGAGCATACCAGACCGGACGGGCAAAAGATATTTGGTTTGTCTGCGGGTTGCTTCTCTCACCCTGATTACTCCGAAAACTGGTGTATGGATACTGAGCATCAATGGTGGAGAGGGGTTGTAATCTTAGAAGACTTAGATGGTGAAGGTTACTACAATGGAGTCAGGACCGTAACCCTACGGAAGATCATGAAGAAATATTCGTGATACTTATCACGCACCCTCTGGGGAAGGCTGTGATTCCAGACCAAGCACCCTTCTCATCTTTGGTATTGGCTACCTTAACCACATCTTTATCCTTCTGAATTAGATATCCTATCGTTGTTATCACTGGCGGATTAACTTCATCAGGCTTCTCCCATCCCGCTGTGCCTAGAATGTCTCGCCACTCTACTGTAACTAATCGAGGAGTTTTCATTTCTCAAAGATATCTTCATCTACCTTGTTGATTAGTTTAATTCTTAGCTCTGTCATCCGGTCCTCAAGGCTATTCACCCTGTCCTCTTTGACATCATCGCGTAGAACCTTGTTACTCAATATCTTGTTTCTCTGCTTCTGCAGTTTGGTGATCGAGCCTACTATTTTCTTTCGATAGTCAGCCATCTTGAACAGTTTGTAGTCATCACCCTCTTTGAAGTTGTCGTAGTCTTTACTTCCTGCTCCGTAAATCTCCAGTATACCTGTGTTCATACCCACGGCGGTGCGGATATCCTTCTCGTACTGTGAGTACTTGTCGTAGGTAAATCGTTTCTTGGATGCTGTCTCATCAAAGAAGAACCTTCTGGCAAAGGGAACCTTAGTCCACTTAACCTCGCCTGTCTCTCTATGGGTTAATCTTCCACCGCCGGGAGAAATCATCCACACCAAGTCTGTACTTCTCTCAACGAATCTGGCCGCACCACCACCAACAGTCTCCCAGAAGTACTCAAATATATCCGGGGGAATGCTGGCGAACCCTGCCTCTGCTCTGGAACCACCAGAAAGCCAATTAAGAGATGAGGATATGGTTTTTGGTATCGGCCCTGTCGAGGACCAGTACCTCTCTGATGGCGGATCAGACGACCCCCACTGCGGGTCTTTGTAGATAGGCTGACCAAAATAGTTCTCGTTCAATGCTAGCTCAAGCAGCGGATCAGCAAACGTAGGCACGGCGGTTTGGAGTCCAGCCTTGAACAAGTTATCGCTAGTGCCAAACGAGAACGGCATAAAGGACTCAGCAGCAGTAGACATGAGATGCATGGTCGCTCTGCCGGGATTAGAATGACCCATCATAAGTGAGGCAACGGTATCTCCAATTGCGTGGAAGAAGTTGTAGCCATAGGGGAGAGGAATCTTAAAGAAGGTGTCAAAACCGGGCATGTAGATGTGCAACTGCCTACCTCTAGTACGCATGTCTATCTGACTCCACCTGTTAATCCCATCCTCATCATCACCCGCAAGCATAGAATTCAGGATGGACTGGGTAAAGCTATACAGCATGATACCACCAGCTACCTTCTGAACACGAGTCATTCCCTTCTTGCCAGTCGGCCTTCTGAACAGAGCTTGCATAAGACGCACAGTACCCTGAACAGATGCGTTAAAGAACAGGTAGAGAGAATTGAGCGCTGCACCCTTCTCACCCTTCTGGGAAAAGTTAACGGTTAGGTTTCTAGATATGTCAGCGGCCCTTCTCATGGCAGACGCTTCATCCATTCCGTTCTGAATAAAAGCTTCCTTGGCATTCTTGTAGGTAGACAAACGCATTGTGTTTTCCACAACGGCGTTGTACTCGCCCACAAAATTGAGCATCTTATCCTTCCAGCGTCTAGCCCCTGCAGCCGTGGTGTCCTTGATGTAATCGGTCAAGGTCTTTTCAAAGTCCCTCACATCCTTAAAGGCAAAGAAGTCTATTCGACCACCCTGCAACGAAAACTCTTCAGCTAGTCTGGCCCACTCAGTATCTGTTTCCTTATCTCTAATGAAACGCTTGAGGCCCACACCCGCTGACTTGATGTCCTTGAATACTTTACGACTTAGCGCCTCAGTATCTTTGAACTCCCCAACAGTTTCTTTCAGACCCTGAAGGTTACCCATCGCTGTCGAGAAATCCCTGACAAAGTTTGTAAGAACGAACTCAGGGTTGACGGAAGTATGGACAGCGCTGAACCACCTGTTGACCTGAGAGGTAAACTGCAAGAACGCGCCAGAGTCAGTCATGTTAGTTCTATTGAAAGCCTGACCAATCCTCTTGTCCGTGACTAGGATAACAAACTCTTCACCGTTGACTTTAAAATGGATGTTGTGATCCGGATCAGTTTGTTGATTCTTATGCAGACCAAGAATTAGTCGTCCGTTCTCAGCAACTTCATGCGCCTTGAATTCATCCAAAGAAACTATAGTGGCAAAGTTCTTAAGGTTTTTTTCGTTGTCTTTGATTAGCTGTGCAAAAGACCTGACTACCTTGTTCTTTTCTATTCGATCAAGCTCGTAATCCATCTGCATGATCGACCATGCCCATGTATTTTCTGCCCGAGAGAAACGACCACTCGCTTTTCTAGATTCAGGACCACGCACACCCAGCTTAGATGGGCCAATAGGAACCTCAAAAAATTCATCAGCAACTAAA